GGCTGGGGGTAGTGGTCCTGGTGGGGCAATTGCGGGCTGCCGGTATTGATCCGGTGTGGGAACCATCGTACACAACAGAGATGCTGGAAATGAGGCGGGATGGCAGCAAAAATTAAGACGTGCCGGCGTTGTGGGCAGACCTACACTGGTTTTTTGTGTTCGTGCCGGCGGCGCGGCAAGCGCGGGGGGCGCCCGCGAAGCGCCATTTCCGTGGGTTGCGGGACGCGTAGTTGGAGCCTGGCAAGCGCCAGAATGCGGATGCTCGGCGGGTGGGATGCTGGCGCCGCATTTCTACCGGAGGCTACAGTGGGCACGGAGGCGGGCGTGGCTGGCCCAGAGGACGCGCAGCGCGATGAGCCTGAACGTTGATACCCCGGTTTGCGCAGGGGGCAAAATTTTGCTTCCGGTAATTTGCCGCAGGTGTGGGACGGCGACGGAGGCGGGCCGATGCCCGGCGTGTTTTGAAAGCGCGAGCGCTATTTCGCATAGTAATAAGGGGGAAGCTCCGCAACGGTATAGAGTGCGTGCCCCTCTTTTTCTTATAGAGTCTGAAGTTGGGTGTAAGTTGGATGGATAGCGATTTGTGGCTCACGGATACAGCGCGCGCGGCGTTGGACGCGATCACCGATGCGAATGGGCAGTGGGGATCGCTGGACGCGCGTAAGCGGCGGCACACGGTGCAGCGGCTGGCGTGGGCCTTGGCCTCCGGCGAGGTCTGCACGGATGACGAGTTTTTTGTGCGGGAAAAGTCAATCCCCAGCGGCGACCCGCGTCGGGACAAGTTGCTGACGGCGCGCTCTACATGGTGGAAGGTGCGAGACCTGCCCGACGTGAAGGCGGCGCGTGAGGCGTGTTTGGCAGCGGCACAGGCCTGGCGGGACGGGGAACTGCAACGCGAACAGACGGCGGCGCAACGGCGCGTGCTGCTGGCGTTGGCGAAGAATGCGGAGACGGCGATTGTCGATGGTTTGATGGAATTGATCCAGGATGCCAACGTGCGTGGGGATTATCGCTTGCAGAGCATCGACCGCTATACGCAGTTGTTTAGCCCAGAGATGGCGGAGCGGATTCCGGCCAGCGGCAGCCAGGCGCTGGCGGTGGATGTGGTGAATATGCCCTCGGCGGACGATTTGATGAAGGCCCGGGCGGATGTGTTGGCGTGGGAGCAGGAGCGATTCGGCGATGACGGCGATGACGTTGAATCTGACGGGTGACGAGACCGCGATACAGCGCGAGTTGTTGCGTTGTGCGGAGTCGCCCGTGTATTTCCTTGACCGGTACGGCTGGATCTACGACGCCACGGCGCGCGACTGGGTCCGATTTGCGCTATGGGCGGCGCAGGCGCGCGCGTTGCGGATCATCGATCAACGGCTGCTCGTGATCATCTTGAAAGCGCGGCAGTTGGGGATGTCGTGGCTGGTGCTGGGTTATGCATTGTGGTTGATGTTGTTTCGCGCTGCGGCGACGGTGCTGCTGTTTTCCAAGCGTGATGATGAGGCGGTACATCTGCTCACGGATCGGCTGAAGGGCATGTACGCGAAGTTGCCGGTGTGGATGCGATCCCCGGTGGTCGAGGATAACGATCACGAGTGGGGCTTGCAAAATGGCAGTATGGCCCGCGCGTTCCCCACCAGCGCCGGAGACTCGTACACGGCGACGCTGGCGGTTGTGGATGAGGCTGATCTGGTGCCTGATCTAGGCCGCTTGATGCGCTCGGTAAAGCCGACGATCGACGGTGGCGGGCGGATGATCCTGCTCAGCCGTGCGGATAAGGGCAAGCCGGGCAGTGAGTTCAAGCGCATGTACCGTGAGGCGAAGCGCGGACATTCGCCGTGGACGCCGATCTTTCTGCCGTGGAATGTGCGGCCGGGCCGAGACGCGGCCTGGTACGCCGCGCAGAAGGCCGACATCCTGGCGCGCACGACGAGCCTGGACGACCTGCACGAGCAATACCCAGCCACCGAGACGGAGGCGCTTGCGCCACGCACGCTGGACAAGCGCATTGCGCCGGATCACATTGAACGGTGTTACCGTCCGTTGGAGCCGATTCCCGGCGTAGGCCCGGCGATCCCCGGTCTGGAGGTGTATGTGCTGCCCGTTCCGGGGCGGCGCTATGTGGTGGGCGCGGACCCGGCCGAGGGGAATCCCACCAGCGACGACAGCGCGCTCACGGTAGGGGACGTGGTGACCGGCGAGGAGGTGGCTGCGTTGGCAGGAAAGTTCGCGCCGGCGACGCTGGCCGCACACGCGGACACGTTGGCGCAGTGGTACAACCAGGCTGAGGGCATGGTTGAGCGCAACAATCACGGCCACGCGGTTTTGTTGTGGCTGTCAGACAACTCGCAAATGACGATCCTAAGCGGATATGACGGCAAACCGGGATGGCTGGATAACAGCCGGGGCAAGACGTTGCTTTACGACACGGCGGCGGACGCCTTCCGCGAGCAGGATACGGTGCTGCACAGTTTTGATTCCTACGTGCAGTTGGCGAGCATCGAGGGCAGTTCGCTACGGGCGCCCGAGGGCGACCACGACGACCGGGCCGACAGCTACGCATTGATGTTGATTGGCCGTGTGTGGAGCGCCAAACAGGCGCAGCAGGAGGCCGGATTTGCCTTCTGATAATGTCCATACGCGGAAGCTAAAGACGATAGACAGTAGACGGTAGACGGGGGAGCATGGGATTACCTGATCCAGTGAAAGGCGCGCCGAGTCGGCAGCCGCAGTTGACAGCGACGTTCACCAGCCGGAATGCATTTCCTGGTTGGTGGAGCTACTTGCCGGAGTTTGAGTTGCTGCGCACGGAGCATAGCCGGATCGTGGGAAATCAGGGTATCCCTGGAGCATGCGGCAACACGTTGCGCCATCAAATGGCGGGGCTATCCTACCAGGTCCTCACGGATGATGAGCAGGAGACGGCGGAGACGGAGTACTATACGCTCCTGCTCGATAATGCCAAGGACGCCCTGGGGAACGTTATCGGCGGCAGCGGACTATTCGATTTGCTGGCGCAGGATGTGCTCACCGCGCATCAAGGTGGCAATGTCGAGGTGGTACGGGTGCGCAACGGACGTTATACCGGCGTGCCGATTAGCCTTTATGCGCTGGACGGGGCGAGTCTGCGTTATGTGGGCGGGGAGTTGCCGGTGGCGCAGGTCAACCAGGTGGGGCAGGTGCTGGCGCGTTTTGCCGCCGATGAGGTGCTGCACGCGGGGTGGAACCGGTACGCGCAAGCGCAGTTGACATGGTACAACCGGCATCCGGTCCAGCAGGCGTGGATTGCGATCAACGCGTTGGCGGCTGGTGATGACTACAACTACAGCCTGCTTACGGATGTGATTCCGCAGGGGCTTCTTAACTTAGGACCTGGGTTCGACAAGGACAAGGCCTTGCAGTGGAAGGCGGCGTGGGACGCGGCGAAGGTCAGTGGCAAGCTGGAGGATATTGGTTTGCTGTGGGGAACGGATAAGGCGGAGTTCATTCGCTTCCAGGAAGTGATCAAGGATCAGCCCTTCCAGACGATGGCTTATTGGTATTTGACTGTTGTTACGGCGAACTTCGAGATGTCGCCCCTCGACATCGGGTTTATGACGCAGATCAATACGAAGGCTGCGGCAGAGACCAGCGCGGAACTGTCGAAGAACAAAGGCCTGCAGCACCTTCTGCGCACGCTCAAGGAGGCCGTGGAGCATTGGATTCTGCCGAGTCACTTGCAGTTAAAGTGGGAGGATATTGATCCTTCGGACGAAAGCGCAGAGGCAATGACGCGCAGGACGAACACGGAAGCGCTGACGATGGCGCTACGTGACGGGCTGCTGTCGTTGCCACAGGCGCAGGCGGAAGCGCTGCGCTTGGGCGTGTTTGAGATCGCAGTGACGGAAGAGGAAGCGCTGGACGTGACCACGAGTAGCGAGAGCACGGACATGGATGAGGCGGACCAGGAGACGACCGAAAAAGCGTGGTTGCCGGAGGCGTTGCGCGGGATACGTGAGAGCATAGCGCGGTGCTATGCGGACGAAGCGCACGGGCATCAGCACGTAGCGAAGGCGGAGGATACCGGCGAGGATTACGCCGCCGATTTGAGCGACGCGGAACGCGCGCTGCTGGCGCAGTTGGAAGCGGAGATGCAGGCGGCATTGGTCGCGGCGTATGCGCAGGCCGGCACGACGCTGCCCTCCCCGTGACCCGGAGAATCGCCAGAGGAATGGGCGGCGCGCGCGGCGTCCATCGTCAGTGGAAGTGTTCCCCTGGCGAGTATTGTGGCGGCATTGGTGCCGTCGATCACTGCACTGGTGCAGGCCGGGATCGAGCACGGCGAGGCGATGATTGGTATCCCGCTGGATTTCAACGTCAACGATGATGCGGCGCAGCGGTTCATTGCTGAGTACGGCCTGCGGATCGCCGAAAAGCTCCAGGAGACGACGCTCACCCGGTTGACGGAGACGCTGCTCGCCGGGTGGAATTTGGGTGAGGATATGGATCAACTCGCGGCGCGCGTGGCGGCGGTGATGGATGACATACCGGACTGGCGCGCGCTGACTATTGCCCGCACGGAGACGATTCGCGCCTTCAACGGCGGGATGTGGCTGGCCTACCAGGAAGGCGGTGTAGTCGTCACGAAGCGCTGGATCGATGGGCAACCAGGTGCGTGCGTGATTTGTGTGGATTTGAACGGCGAAGAGGTGCCGCTGGGCGACGATTTCTCTATTGGCGTACAGTTCCCCCCGGCGCATCCACGCTGTCGATGCGCAGTCGGACCGGGGAAGATTGATGTGACGCGGTATAAGGCCTAACTATGTACAGCGTTAAGTTGCGGGGATTGGATGAGTTTGCGCGGGCGTTGCGCCAGGGTAATGCGCGAGCGTTGCCGGCGTTTAAGGCGGCGATGGTAGGGACGGCGCAGGAGGCCGGGGGCGCGATCAAGGATCGGACGCCGGTGCAGACCGGCCGCCTGCGGGCCAGCATCCGTCATTTTATGCAGAATCTCGCGGGATGGGTCGTGACCGATGTGCATTATGCGGGATATGTGGAATTCGGCACGGCCAAAATGGCCCCACGGGGCTACTTCAAGCGTGGGATAGACGCGGCGATGCCGCGTATACAGGAGTTGTGGAAGCAGGCGATGGTGAGCCTATGGAGGTGAAGCGTGAAGAAGAAATTTAAGTTTTTGGTGCCGTTGGCCAAGGCAGTAGATGGTGATGACGGCGCGCTCTTCGTCGAGGGTGTAGCTTCGGACACCGGATTGGATTTGTACGATGAGCGGATCAGCCTGGCCGGGCAGGAAAGTATGGCCTCGTGGGCGCGCACCGGCACGGTGGCTCTGGGCGGCGAGGCAAACCATTTTCAGATTGCCTTCGACGACGATCTGGGCTATCTGAACGATGGGCGGGTGCTGGAATCGGGTGAGTTCTACATCCGCGCGGAACTGGATCGGGACAATCCGCGCGCGGTAGGGCTGCACAAGCAACTGGCGCGGGGTCGCCAGTTGGGGTTGAGTGTTTTCGGCTTCATCACAAAAAGCCACACGGAGGGCAGTACGCCCGTCATCGATGGCGTGCAGTTGGAACGCGTGATGGTGACGCCGATGCCGGTGAACCCGCGCACGTGGCTGGAGTCAGTGGCGAAGTCGCTGGACATCACAGGCGATGACGAGGCCGATGCTGACGCCGATGCAACGGACGAAGTTTCTTCCGCTAATGCGGATACGCGGAGTATTGCCAAGGGCGCCTTTATGGAGGCGGTGGAGCGCTGGCAGCAGTGGATGGCCGAACGCGCGCCTTTTGATGAGCAGTGGGATCGTATCATCGAGATCGCGCAACTGCTGGACCTGCTATGGGATGTAGCCTATGACACCTGGTGGGCGAGCGACACCACTGACGAAGCCGTAGCATCTCTCCGTGAGAGCATCGAGGAGTTCAAGGCGCAGGTGGCGGCAAAGGCCCGGGATGGGCAGGCGGAAGCCCCGGAAGCCCCGGAAGCGCCGGAAACGGCGGCAGACGAGACCAGCGCGGATGAGCCGGCGGAGATTGTCGCCAAGACGGAAACGCCGGTAGAGTTGCCGGTTGATGGCGAAGCGCCGGCGGTGCGCGTGGCGCGCTCTTTCGCCGAGGCTGCGCAGCAGTTGCTCAGTGATGCGACACTGGATGCAGGGACGCAGCGTCAAGGGGTGATGGCGGCGCTGGCGACGACGGCGAAAGCGCTGGATGAGGCGTTGCCAGATCCCGCCGGCGATCCTCCGCCGGCCTGGGCGACGGTGCTGATAGAACGATTAGGCGCGGTGGAAAAGGCGTTGCAAACGGCAGCGTCCGGCGCGAATGTCAACGCTGGCAGTCTGGTGACTCCCCCAGAGAACGCGGACAACCTCGCGGCGGTTCCGGTGCGCAAGTCGGTAGCGCCCGATCTGCGGCCCAGTGCGGTTGTGGAGAAGGCCCGTACATTCTCGGAATTGGTTCAACAGTTGACGGGCGGCGGTCTACGCCTGCCCTAACCCACACATAGACATCAGGAGGTGCAACTATGGGTATGGAATATATCGGCAAAGCGGTCGATCCGACCATCATGTCGGCGCTGTCGGCAAACGTAGCGGCCAGCTACGGGGTGGTCATCGACCCAGAAGTGATTGCGCAGCTCGATCTGCGCGCGCCGCTGTATGAGCGGCTGATGGGACTGGGTCGCCCGGTGATCAAAAACCAACTGGCCGCCATCTATGCGGTCCTCACGGCAGCCTCGTTTGTCTCCGGCAGCAACCGCAAGGCGTCTTTCGCGGCTGGCGGCGACCCCAACGACATCAACCCGACGCGCGCGACCTACGCGGTCGCCAAAAAGTCCTACGGTGCGTCGGGCGGGTTGAAGGACGTAGACGTCCTGGCGTCGATGATGCCGGGGGCCGCAATCAGCATCAACAATGACATGTTCAACGACGATGCCGCGCAACTGCTCTCCTTGCTGACCACGCGCACGATCCAGGGTATCGACTACGGCATGATCAACGGGAATAGCGCCACCGACACCGAGGACTTCGACGGGATGGTGGTCAAGGTGGTCAGCGGTACGTCGGGCTTCTACTACGACGCGGACGGCGATGCGGTGAGCGCCGGATTGATCAACGAGCACATCGTCAAAATGATGGCCTCCGGGGTCTATCCGACGGCGATCTACTGCAACCCCATCTTCCATCAGGCTATCGTGGAGGCATATCAGGCGCGCACGAACGGGAGCATCGCCATTATGGACGGC